TCAGCACCGCTATCAGTACGGGCGCACAGAGCATAGCCGAAGGACAAGCGGAAGATTACATTCAGAATCTGCCAATTCCGGATTATTTGAATGTAACTACTCCACCAACAAGCGCAGATGTTATAGCGGCATATCCCGAGTTAGCACCCCAAACTTATGCGCCAAACTTTGAAGGGCCATTGCGTCCCGGAGACACAATCGATTCAACGCTTGCAAGCATTTTGTACGCGCCACCAACGGGCACGATAGAAGGAATCGCAAGCACATTGCCTCCGGCTCTAGTCACTGATAAACCGATTGATTACTCGCTGACTCCCGCATCAACGGCGGTAACTGTTGACGATGTTGTAAAAAACATCATTCTTGAAAACTTAGACACAAGCCTACAGACGGGCACTCTAACGGCAGATCAAGTAGACACAGCACTAAACACGCTGACGGGTGGATACACGCTTGGCGGCACGACTGAAGGCATTAAAGCAACATTGCCCGAGACGATTGTTACGGGGGACGAACCCGTTGATTACACGTTGAATGTTCTAACTGGCGGTGAGGGTTTAAAACTACCAACAAGTCCAAATTTGGAAAGTATGGGTGGTGGTCAAGGTTTAACCGCTGAAGTGGATGGTGGGGTTTTAAGTGAAGAAGGTCTAACAAGAACGGGAGATGTGATTCTCGGAGACCCCAATTCCTTCATTAATACGACTCTGCCATTGTCAACAGATACAACGGTTGGTGCTGATACAACGGCTGGCACTGATGCGACTGATACGACCGATTCCCCGTTAACAAAAGCACAAGTCGAGGGAATGATAAAACTTGCTGTGACGCTTGCTTTAGCAGATCAAGCAGCTAAAGTAATAACAGATGCAACATCAAGTGGTGATACAGACACAACCATAACGGGAACTCCATTTGTCCCAACTGATGTATCCGGATGGGCAAGCCCCACCTACACACAGACCTTTCAAGGCCCAATCGATCTAAACTCACTGTTTACCACTGACAATCTATTAGGTGGAACGCAATGGGCTGGGCTGCAAGGCAACCAATTCGCCAATATGCCGCAAGTGTCAATGTCTGACTTTATATCGAGTATCCAAAATGGAAAAGTTTGAACTTGCCAAGAATCTGCTCTCCGATGAATTCTTCTTAGAAGAAATGGAAGCACTGCGCCAATCTGAATTGCTTAATATAGTTAACTCCGCACCGGATGATATTGAAGCGAGAGAACTTGCATATTTAAAAATTCATGCTTTACAATCGATTAAAAGCCACTTTGAATCAATCGCAGCTACGGGGCTAATTGTGAAGAAGCGGTGGAAGATTTTGTAATCATAAGATTACACCGTGGCACTCGGTAAGTGCTGACAACTTGGGTAAGAAATGAGTGATAACACGGCTCCGCAAGGAAGTGAATCGCTGAATGTGGAACAAGCTGCATCCGCATTTTTTGGATTAATGGATTCTGAACCGAACGCCGAAGGCCAAGTCGAACAGAATGCAGATTCAGAAAATGATGATGGCGTTGATTCCGAGTTGGTGGATTCTGAAGAAGGTGAGACAGAGCGAGCAAGCACTTTTCGAGTCAAAGCGGCTGGAGAAGAACGCGATGTAACTCTCGATCAACTTATTGAGGGCTATCAACTGGGGGCCGACTACACAAAGAAGACCCAAACGCTTAGTGAACAACGCCGCGCTGTGGAAGCAGAACGGTCGAAAATTGACGAAGCAAACAAGGTAAGAGATCAGTACGCCCAACGCTTGCAGATGATGGAACAATTCCTAACTCAGCAGACGAAGGGTGAGAACTTGGACGCTTTAAAGGAAAGTGACCCCATCGGGTATGCAGTCAAGGTAGCAGAAAAGCAGCAACGCAATGAACAACTTGCGGTTTTGAAGGCAGAACAGCAACGCATTGCCCAACAGCAACAAGCGGAACATTCTGAGAAACTTCAAAGTCACATTGCTCAAGAAAGCCAAAAACTTTCTTCTTCTATACCGGGCTACGCAGACCCAAAGACCGGCGACCAAATCCGAAAGGATATTCGGGACTACGCCAAGTCGATAGGGTGGACAGACCAAGAGTTAGCCAATGTCTATGATTCTCGTGCTGTTTTGAGTTTATTTCATGGCATGAAGTATTCCTCTTTGCAAAAGGGAAAGCCGGAGTTATCCAAAAGGGTAGCCGAAGCACCCCGAATGATGAAAAGCGGTGTATCTCAACCGAGAGACAATCAAGAACAGCACAAAAAAGCAGTAGCGCAGTTGCGGAAGACCGGAAAAATCCGAGACGCTGCAAGTGCGTTTGAACGGTTCGTTTAATTCAAGGATTCAATCATGGCAACCTACCAAACCTATACCTCCATCGGTCAACGGGAATCACTTTCCGATGTGATCTACTCTATTTCACCAACCGACACGCCTTTCATGTCGTCCATTGGTAAGGGCAAAGCAACCGCTACCAATCACGAATGGCAAACCGATGCTCTCGCATCTGCCGTCTTGACCAACGCAGCAGTCGAAGGCGACACGGCATCTGATGCCACCATTGGCGTCACCACTCGCGTGGGCAACAAGACTCAGATCAGCCAAAAGACCGTGAAAATCTCCGGCACTTTGGAAGCTGTTGATAAAGCAGGGCGCAAATCTGAGAAAAGTTATCAATTAGCGAAAGCAAGTGCAGAAATTAAGCGAGACATGGAGACCACTCTGTTGTCGAACCAAGCAAGCACGAACGGTAACTCAAGCACTGCTCGTAAATTGGGTGGTTTGCAAACATGGTTGGCTACCAATGGTGACTTCGGCACAAGCGGTGTTGCTGGCGCAAGCGGCACGACCACTCGTACCAACGGCACTAACCGCACCTTTGATGAGGCCACTCTGAAAACTGTGGTCAAAGAGGTGTATGCATCCGGTGGCAATCCCAAAGTGTTGATGGTCAACCCCGGCCATAAACAGTTGGTCTCTGCCTTCACGGGTATTGCGGCTCAACGCTACATGGCTCCCGGTGATGCACCTACGACCATCGTGTCGGCGGCTGATATTTATTTGAGCGACTTCGGTTCAATTTCGATTGTTCCCAACAGGTTCATGACCAGCACCAACACTTGTGACGAAGTTGCGTTTGTGTTGGATGTGGACATGGCATCAGTTGCCTATCTGCGCCCCTTCCAAACCAACGAGTTGGCAAAGACGGGTGATGCGGAAGTGACTCAGTTGCTGGTGGAATACACCTTGCAAGTGAACAACGAAGCTGCCCACGGCATCATCGCTGACTTGACTCCCTAAGAGTGAATGCCCCCATGTTTAACCGCATGGGGGTTTTTCTATGAATGAGTTTCGTAAATCTGTTGCCCACGCTGATGGCGAAGGCGGCATCATTATTGAGACACGCCAAGATGTAACGGCAAACATTGAGCAAAATCTAAAGGAATTTAATTCCTACGATGAACGCGCAAAGTGGTCGGATGACATTTTTGGTAACAAGATAGCATCAATCCCATTGACGGTGATTGATGATCTAAACGCAAAAGGCATCATGCGGGGATTTGCTGTAATCGATGAAAAGCAAATGAAGGCATGGCTTAACAATCCCGATAACAGATTTTTCAGAACTAGACCGGGGAAAGTATGAGCATTGCGACATTCTCTGAACTAAGCACAGCGGTTGCCAACTATTTGGCCCGTAGTGACTTGACCGATCAGATTCCCGACTTCATTCGGTTTGCAGAACTGAGGCTTCGCAGAGAACTCCGCATTCGGCAAATGCTCAAATCAGTAACCACCACTACGACTAGCGGGGATGGAACGGTAGAAATACCGTCAGACTTTCTTGAGGCTAGAGACTTCTATGTAACGGGGAACCCTCCGCAACCATTGACCTATCTGTCTCCATCGGTGTTTATCAGAAACACAGATTCTCATGTTCGCGGTAAACCGTTGAATTACACAATTTTGGCGACTGAGTTTCAGTTAGCCCCAATGCCGGACAACACATATACGGTTCAATTGCTGTATTACTCTGCTCCGACATTCCTATCAAGCGGAAATTCAAGTAATGCGTTTATGGCTAACTCTCCCGATGCTTTGCTTTATGCGGCATTGTTGGAGGCAGAACCATACATCATGAACGATGCACGAATTCAGACATGGGCTACCATGTATCAAAGGGCAATCGACACATTGGTTAGATCGGATGAATCTGCTCAATACTCGGGTGTACCACTCGCAATGACTTTATCAAAGAGGTAAAAAATGGCTGCAATGTCCAACTATCTTGAGAATGCTCTAATCAATGAAGTTCTCCGCGCAACTGGCTACACAGCACCTTCAACTGTCTATGTTGCACTGTTTACGAGTGACCCTACGGATGCTGGTAGTGGTACTGAGTGCAGTGGTACATCTTACGCTCGTCAGTCTGCTACTTTTGCTGCTCCCTCTAATGGTGCTTCTAGCACTAGTGCAGATATCAATTTCCCGCAAGCTGGAGGCTCATGGGGAACCATCACCCACTTCGGTATCTTTGACGCTCTCACTACTGGTAATCTGTTGGTACATGGTGCTTTGACCACTTCCAAAACAATCGACACGGGCGATGTGTTCAAAATCGCTAGTGGTTCACTGACTGTCACCTTTGCGTAATGGCAGATGTTTGTGGCCCATTCACGCTTGAACAGCTAGACCTATTCGGGAGCATCGATAGTCTAGCCTTCTCGCTTGATTCAAC